ATTTGTCAATCCTTGAGTTCGTCAAAGCATCTACAAGCGACCACCATCCCCAACTGTCTGTAAATCTGTTTCCTTTTTCAACTCCCTTTTTACTTCCGTCACTATCTTCTCTGCTTTCTCTTTCAAAGAAGTTTTTATAGCTTTCATTAAGTCCGGATAACGACTGCAAAAAAAAACAGCAATAGGATAAGCATCTGCTATGCTCATGTGTTTTAATATATTCTCAGAAGTTTCCCTAATCTTCTCTCCATCTACCTTGCTTGATTTCCATATAACACCTAATTTCTTTTCTACCGGTCTAAATATTACAGTTAGTATCTTATGAAGGTTATTAAACAATACTGCTTCATTATCACTTGCTTTCTGCATTATTTCCATTACTGAAATATACTCGCCAAATAACATATTCTTTGCATCTAATTTCCATTCATACCATTGACCATTTAACTTGATCCTCTTCTTTCTCAGATCCTTTGGTAGTTCAGTATTTAAGAATGACATTTTATCTAAAAGCATTTTATAATCTGGTAGAGTAATATCTTGTACCTCTTCTCTCTTCTTTCCTGTCAATATGCAGAGCAGATTAATTACTCTTGTAATTGGCTCTTGTTCTGTTTCTAATACAGGTTTTAATTTGATATACATTTCTATTGTAATATCATCCCATGATGTTG